ATGTCGTGGGCAACTTCACCAAGCGCCCACGGGGAGAAGTCAACAACCCTGTTGGCAATCCAAGCCTGATTGGCCGAAGGTGAGTTTGGCTGATCTGGGTTGACGCCATACAGATTATTGATGAACTCTTCACGGCGGCGGCCAAGATTACCCTCACCACGGGTTTCCGTGGGCTGGCCCTCTGCCGCAACCTGTGTAGCGATACGCATGACATCGACCAGATCAGGCTCACTGGGCATACCGGCGCGATCAACCGGCGTCATCGCATAGTCAAGAAAGGGCTGAACGTCGGAGTAATAATTCTTTGGAGCTACGTTAAACATCGTATTGATGTTTTCACGCTGCGGCTCTTTTGTTTCCTGAGCAGAACTATTGCTCTGATCTTGGGTGACTGTGGGCTGAATAGGCTTGCCCTGAGCGTCATACTGGCGGCCCTGAGCGTCCGTCATAAACACTTGCGGGTTTTCATTTGTTGCGCCGCCTACATCACGGGCAAGGCGAAGAGCGCCGTCTACGTCATCAACGTCGCCACCGGCAGAATACCCCTTGCGCCAAGAAATGTCATCCCAATCAACCAACTGCTGGTTTGGAGTAATGTCTTGAGTCTTCCAAGGAGGGGTGTTTTTCAAATCCTCAATTGGCATATCCCTGCGCTTTTGAACATTGCGCGATTCAACCTCCCCGGCGGTTGTTTCATAAGCCCTAATAGGGGAAAGAAATTCGTTTGATGGCTTTTGAACTGGAATACCCCTCTCAATAAGAGAGTTTCCAAGATCAACACGGCGCTTCAGAAGAGGGTATGTTTCATGAATTTCATTTTGCATACGATCCATCGTATCAAAAAATTCATCAGTTAAATCTACGCCGGTTTCATTTTCCCGGCGCTTAATATCGTCAAAAAACACATTGTATTTTTGATATATCTCATCTGATGCTTTTACCTCATTGAGGTATTCTTTTGATTTACCCAATTCCTGATATTCCTTAAACTCAGGATCGTTTAAGGCAGCATCTTCGTAAATTTTTACGCGCGGGTCGGGAATAGTATCGGGCTGAAACTGCTTCGGATTTGCCCCCTTCATAAAGCCTTCTTTTTGTTGAATAGCGTGCTGGATTTCGTGCAGAAGTGTACTGCGCTGGAGAGCGTTGTCAGTTAGATAGCTAAGATTTAATCCGATGTACGGATGAACAATAAATCCAGCATTATCTTGTCTAGGCATATAATAGCCCCAAGACCCGCCATTATCGTAATATCCTTTTACGGGCATACTCTTAAATTCGGGGTATGCTTCAAAAAGCGCCGGGTGATCAATGTAATCTCCAAGCGTCGTAAGCATAGGCGCTGGGCTTGAGGTGCTGCTAAGGTCTAATTGGAATGTTTCTGGCTTTACCGTTGTTCCGGTGTCTGGAATTTCATAACGCCACTGTTCGTCCTTTCCCCGACTCCACCCAGTTACTGCACGGATTTCTTCTGGAGATGCGTTGCTGAGTTCCATTGAAATTGCTTTTGCACGGGCCGGAAGGTCGGCAGTCTTTGACCTGATGCCGCCGAAGACACGCAAAGAGTTTTCCGGCACAGGCACAAGACTGGAAGCTCCGCCAAGGGTAGAAGCGAAGTTAAGGCTGCGACCAACCGCGCTCTCAAGCGGACGGCCAGTCTCATCAAAAAGTTGCTGCTTTCCAGTCAGAACATCACCGGGAAGGGTGGCGGCATCCTTGGCACCTTCATAAGCGCCACGGGCCATATCTGAAATGCCTACGCGCCCCTCTCCACCCAATGCGGTCGGGAGAATGGCCTTGGCGGTCCTTACGGCATTGTTGGCAACATCACCCGCCCATTCGCTCCAAGGCTGTTCTGAGTATTGCTTGGCGGCCATAAGCGCCTTTGCGCTGGCGATTTCTTCCGCATAGGGGTCAATCTCACCACCGCCGCCCTTAGCCACGCGCCCGCGTTGCCTATTGTATTCATCAGCGCCAGCATTCCACCACTTTTCAAAACCCTGCGGCGCATCATAATCATTTGGGTCATCTAGGATCATGTCTACAAGCTGGTTTACATGATCTGAGTTAATTCCCCCCTGATCCTTGATCGCCGCCTTAATGGCATTAGCATCAATTCCACGGGCCTTATCGCGAAGCATTGTAACCGGAATTTCAGTAGCGCCAAGCTCACGAAGAGCATCAAGGCGGTGCTGCCCCTCAACAACATTGCCCTCATCATCAACAATTAGACGGCTTATGTAGCCATTTTCCGGGTCAGAAATTGAATTTTTAAGAGCGTCAACCCGCGCCCTTTGGTCAGGCATAGAGAGGTTAACCCCGCCAAATACTTCGTTAATCGGGAGGGTTTTGTTGCCGACAACATCGTAGTGATCGAAATTGGCAGAACCAACATCGTGAATGTTATCAGTGGTAGGGCGAATTTTAGGCAGCTTAAATGCTCTGGCCGCTTCGGTGCCTTCTCCAGAGATTAACTTACCAGCAAGACGGACGGCATCATCAATGAGTCCGCCGCCGCCTTTGGCTACGCGCGGATTGTAGCGAATTTCATAGCCGTCTTCCGGGTATCCTTCGCCAACCTCAAAGCCACGCTTGCGATACCAATCTGCCAGCTTTTCGGTGTCGGAAATATAGCCCGGAGAAGAATGGTAAACCTTGGCTACACCGGTAATCGGCACATCATGCTTGTCTGCAATGCCCTTCAGGAACTCAATCAGTTCTGTCCCAGACCCTTGGTTTGGCTTCAATGCGCGAATGTCACCAAGATGGAGGGTGTCCCCAAAGGGGGAAACATCAAAAGTAGAGCGATCATTGTAAATGCGCTCATTTCTTGCAAAGGGATGCGGATCGCTTTGAGCTTCAATATCGCTCATAATGGCGTCCCAGTCAGGCTCATTCCGCTGAACTTTACCGCGCAGCTTGATGCGCGGGACCGCCTCTTCGCCAAGGTCCATTGCGGCCTTAAGTGCTTTTTTTACGATCTCTCCGCCGCCGCCCTTCTCAATGCGACCGCCATCAGCGTACTTAAAATCATCTGGGTTTCCATAAACGGGCTTGCGCGCCATAACCAGCGGGCCGACCTGAATTACTTCATCGGCGGACACAACAGGCTGCATTGTCTTGCGATCATAGAAATAGCCATGACGCTCTGGGTCCATGCCCACTTGCGCCCAATCGTCACTACTCAACGCCTCATTAGCCATACGCTCAATGTCCTCCGGCGATGTTTTGCGGAGTCTTCCGTCAATTGAGGCGAAGGGGCTTTTGTTTGCACCCGCTGCAACATTGAGCGCCTTGTTTTGCGGGATGTCAAAGCGACCGCCGGAAATGTGCGCTGCGGGTTCGTGAGCGATGGTGGCGAAGTTGTCGGTCAGGTCATGGATTGTGGGCGCCCACACCCCGTGGTCCTTGTATGCCGGGATGTCAAGGCGAAGCGAAACCGGGTGGCCCTCTTCGTAGTTGCCAATCTTGCCGACTTTGTCGCGCTTATTGGCGGTAACAGCATTATAAATTTCTTCCAGCGTAGCGGGCTTCGGAACGCTGGTATATGGCTCAACGGGCTTGAACCTATTTACCAACTTTGCATATTCGGCACCGCTCATCTCCCCTGCTTTAACGCGCTGTGCGGCTTCAGTAAGCTCTGGGATTCTCTTTGTAACATCCTTGAAGTTCATTCCAATACGGGATGCCGGTGCCGCCTCTTTAGTGGCTCCAGCGATAAGCTTCAGTGCCTGTTCAACAATCTCTCCACCGCCGCCTTTGGCAATTCGGTCATCCTTGGTGGAAAATTTGCCCTCATTAAATGGAGACTTGATTTGATTTGGCTTCGCAACAACAGCAACGCCATCATCCCAAATCAATCCATCATGCCCCATTTTTAACAAGTCGTTTACATCAATTTCTCCGTTGTAAAATTTCTCCAATGTTTTTTCATCAGTGGCAGGGTTTTTTATGGACAAAAAAGCAGGATAGTACGTTGAATCAACGGCATAATTACCAAGGTTTTCATCCGATTTAGGTAAGACATAACCCTTACCAGCATGATCAATGGTGGAAACCATGTCTGCTTCAAGGGTGTCGTTTATAGGGGAGAACCAAATACCGGAATTAGACTTGTTGAATTTTTCTATGTTTGGTGACTGCGTTGCGTGAACATAGCCACGCGGCAAACCGCTAGGGTGAACAGCTTTACTATTGCCAAACCAATCTAAAAATTCTGCCTTATCGGAGATTTGCCTTGCCACAAGAGACAAGGCATCTTCAACTAGCTTTGATTTACCGCCCATTTACGCCTCACCCAATCAAACCCGGCTTGCGACCCGGCGTTGTCGGCGCGGGCTTCTCAGGCTTCAGCGCGGCCTGCATGGCGATCTTCTCCATGTCGGCCTTCTGCATTGCCTTTTCATGATCCATCTCCAGCGCGCTCTGCTGGAGCTTTACCATCGCCAGCTTTTCACGGCTGTCGCGCTCCGCTGAACGGTTCTGGCCGTCAATGGTGATGTCCTTGTTATCGACCTCAAGCTGCTTCTGCTTCATGCCAAGGTCTACGCGGTCGTTCTGAGCCGAAATAAGAGCGGCCTGAGCATTCATCAGGTCAGCCGGGTTCTGCGCGTCAGGCCCCTTCTGGGCCTCTGCCATCGTCTTCTGGGCCTGCGCCTGCTTCAGGGCGGCGTCGGACTGGGTCTTGAGCGTGTCGTTCGCCATCTTGTTCTTCTGGACTTCCATGCCAATCATGGATGCCATCGTCTGGGGCGACATCTCCCCGGTGTCCTTCTTGACGAACTCATCCGGGTTGTAGCCGATGGTGCGCAGGGCCTGACGGTTAACCGCCTGAAGGTCGTACATATCCGGCGCTGACTGGGCCAACTGGATCAGGGCCATCGTCTTCATCATGCGCTGGGTATGGCTGGCAGTGTTCGGATCAGCCTGCGGGACCAGATAGTAGTTATCCAAAGCCTGACGGAAGGTCTGCTCATCCCACGGATACGACGGCGAATTGTTGCGCTGCCAGAAGCTTTCCGGGTTATCAGCGAAGCAACGCTTCAGAAGCTGAAATTCCTCCGCCTGAGCCGAATGCAGGCGCTTGTGTACCGAATTGAGTACCTTGGTAGCCTGATCAATGATTGCCAGTGTGGTGCCTACGGGCGCGTCCTGACGCCCTTCGCCTACGGCAAGCTCAGATGTGCCGCCCACGCGCTGGCCGTACTCAGAGATGTTCTGGGCAAGCGTCATAAGGGCAGAGGACGGCTCCTTGTAGGGCAGCGGCATGATGGCATCGCTGATCTTCATGCCGTTTGTCTTGACGGTTGCAGAGCCGCCGGGAGGCACGCGGAAGATGTTCGTGTTCTGGCGCGCACCCTGTTCGGCCATCAGGAAGCCGGGGAAGGCGGCAAACATGCCAGCATCCAGCAGTTCGCGCCAAGCGGCGGTCACGGCATTGGTCGTGTTGCCCAGAATGTGGAGCAGGCCAATGTCGTAGAAGCCAAGGCCGGGAACGAACGGGTACTTGACGAACACCTTGCGGGCGGTCGGCAGATCGTTGTCATCCTTCGGCTCATCGTAGTTGCGCACAACGCTGAGAATCTGGCGGCTGCTGACATCAATCGTCACGCGATACGGCACTTCAAGGCCGGAAGGCTCACCCTTCCAAGTATGCTCAAAGCCCTTGATGTCCAGTTCGCAATAGCACTCATAAATCTCACGATCACGGTCTTCGTGGTTCATAACCGTGTTGGAGATACCCTGCTGGGCGTTGCGCTCTTCCTGCGCAGCGTTCAGGGACGGGGCGCTAGGCTCCGACAGGGGGATGTCACGGTACGCGCCGATGATCTGCATCCGCTTCACAACGGACGGCTTCATCATGATGCGGTGCGTAATGCGCTTGGCGCTATCAAGATCAGTGGCGGCGTTGTTAACAATCAGGTCTTCAGCGTCGATGCTTTCCGATACCGGGCGGTTGCGCAGCGGGCAGAAGAACACCTTCTTGAAGCCGTCACCGCCGAAGCCCACCATGAACAGCATCTTGTCGGTGTCAGGGTAGTATTCGGTCGCCGTGACTGTCAGGTAGTGGTTCATGTCCTTCTCAAGAGCAGCCGCCAGCTTATCAAGCTCCGCACCGGAGTTGTTGCTGTCATCCCTGATCTTCACCGGGCCGTCTGTGGGCAGAAGCTCAGAGCGCGCGTTAGCCTGAAAACGCAGTACAGCCTCAAGCAACAGCGGGTGGCGAACTTTGCTCATGCCTTCCACGGGTGCGCCATCGCTTGAACCCTGCACGCCGGGAATTTCGATCTTCAGGCCCAGAAGCTTGATGCCCTGAGCGCGGTCTTCGATCCAGTCGGAGCGGGTCTGGATGTCCGCCTCAATGCCGCGAACAAGCTCATCCGTGATGCGGTTAAGCTCAAGTTCGTCAATGTCTTCGGCCAGATTGTCGTACCAGCCTTCCGGCTCATCGTCCTCATTAGCCTTGGAGATGGGGCCGCCATCTACGCTGACCGTGATGTCGCCATTCGGGTGCTGGATGCGCAGCACGTTGCCAGCATCATCAAGTTCCTCTGCCGAATTGCCCTCATCCGCATCAACTACGACAAGATCGCCAAGGTTAATATCCTCATCATCTTCGGGCGTGAGGCGGATATTCGGGTTCAGACCGGGAACTGGCATCAGTTGATCCTCTTGTCGTTGTTAATGAGGCCATCCATAGCCTCAACGCGGCGAATTGCTTCCATTGCCGCCTGATTATCAGATTTTGCGTCGATCTGGAACACAAATGGCGTGTCAACGCCCTCCGCGTGGGCTTCCACTGTGTACTTACTGCCGACTTGGTCAGTAATGAAAGCCTGCACACGGATCATAAGTTAGTTCCTTTTACATTTGGAACTGTTTTATCGCCCGAATTACCTAAATTGGCAAGGTCGGCTTTCTCTTTTGCCCTCTTGCGCTTGCTTTGGCACGAAACGCTGCAAATGACCTTCCTTACATTTCTTGTTGTAAATTCTTTACCGCAATGATGGCAATTCTTAACCAAGTCAGGCTTTTTGGAGAACCTTGGGGCCAGTCTTGCCCTTTCAAGCGATGACTTGGCATTCTCCCGGTGCCATGCGCGACCCTCTTCGCTCCTGTGCCATTCGACGGTTTTGGGGCGAATATTATCCAAAAATGCAAGATGTTCCGGTGTTTTCGCCCGCATTGAACGTTCTTCGCTGTGAAGCGCGAAGTGATCGCTACTGGAAATGCACTCAAGATTGTTAATGTCGTTGTTGGCGGGGTTGCCATCCTTGTGATGTATGTGAAACCCGTCAGGCACTTTGCCATGCGCCTCTGTCCACACATCACGATGCAAAAGTGACCCGGCGCAGGAGAAATAACGCCTGTGCGCAGACTGCTTGGCATTTGGATACCGCCTATATGTCTTGCCGTTCCAGACGATTTCTTCACGAATTGTGCTTGGATTCTTTTGGAAAACCATTGCGTCACTCCTTGATACAGTGACACTAGCACAAATTATACGGGGTACAAAGGCTTGTCTCCTGAGTTGCCCTTGAATGCCACGCTATCAGCAAGTTCAGCAGTGCGCTCCGCTCCACGCATCAGCATTCCGGTCGTGCGCAAGTACCTCATCGCGTGAACAACGGAGTCAACCAAATCATCATGTTTCGCCTTCGGGAAGCCAGCGCACTCAGTCACGACCATGTCGGCCCATGAGAAGTTAAGGGGCGCGTAAACAAGCCCGTCAGCGAACAGGTGCTGCACGCTGTAGGCACGCGCGACCTTGTCCTGCCCCTTGGGGTCCACAAGCTGCACGCCCCAGTCCTCATAGCCGTACACGCGGCGGATTTCCTGCGCCACGCTGATGCCTGCCGCCTTGTTTTCCAGCAGCATGTGATCGACCTTGAACTTCTTGTTGGTCGCAGCAATTTTCTCAACTAATTCATGGAGTTCCAGCTTGGCCCTCCATGCGTTCATTAACATCACGCGCGGCACTTCGTTATCGTCTTGGAAGATGCCCCACACAGTCATGGCGGAGTAATCGTTCTCTTCCTTAGTCGTATACGCGGTATCGACCGATGCCACGACAAAGTCCACCTGTGGGTAGTTTTCCTTCTCCCACTCTACCCACCATTCGCGCTTCAGGATGCCGCCGCCCTTCGGCTCAGGACGCTGCTGAAGCTGACCGGCGGCACCGAACGGGCCAAGCTGGCGCTCAAGGCGGGCAACAGACGCCTCATCGTACCGTTCCGGCGTTAACAACTCACCCTCTTCGGTGCGCGGGTCGGACCAGTCAATGGCGTTAGGATACAGGATCGCGGCGCGCTCAACTTCGTAGCGCATGGGCAGCATCAGATGCACCCAGTCTGAGCCTGCATCGCTGGACAGGATGTGGCCCGTCAGGTCTTCCTCATGAAGCCTCTGCATCACAAGGATGATCGCGCCAGTGCGCGGGTTGTTAAGGCGGGTGCTGAGTGAGTTGTCAAACCACTCCAGCGTCGATGTACGCACCGCCTCAGATTCGGCTTCCATAGCGTTGTGCGGATCGTCAATGACGATGATGCCGCCGCCTTCGCCAGTCAGCGTGCCGCCCACGGATGTCGCCAGACGGTAGCCGCCAGCGTCGTTGTCAAACCTGATCTTGGTGTTCTGGTCGCTGGTGATCTTAACCTTCTTGCCCCAATACTTCTGATACCAAGGGCTTTCGATCAGGCGGCGGGTCTTGACGCTATCACGAATTGATAGCGTTTGCGCATAGGACGCATGGAGGAACTGGACGCCGGGGCCAGAGGTGTCGCTGATGTCGCGCTGCGCCCAGACCCACGGGTCAAACGCCACAAGCATGGATGACTTGGATGTACGCGGCGGCTGGTTAATGATCAGGCGCTTGATGTCGCCGTCCTTAACCGCCTCAAGATGCTCCGCGATGGCCTCAAGGTGCCAGTTGTCCATGTATGGGTTAGGGTCAATGTTACGCCATGCGGCCTTCAGGAACTCATACAGGCTGGATTCGTAATACTGGGCCTCAATGTCCCGCATAGTTGCGTGCGCGTCTACAGGCCGCGTCTTATCAACCTGAACGATATGCGAAAACAGATTTGGATCGACAAGCATGGCTCAAGCCCTATTTTCTTGACGAAAATTTCCCGACATAATAGCGGTATATACCGTTACTTGCTAAGTGCTTCAAGAAATTAACTAATTTGTTAATGAGTATTAACAGGGTGCGAACATGGGGATCAGGCGAATATCCATTCGACGGCGGCGCAACAAAGGCGCTTGGGGAATGGCGTACCCTGACCTTCACAAGATTGACCTTGATCCAGTGCTTGAAGGCAAGAACCTCATCGAAATCAGCGTGCATGAAGTGGCCCATGTGGTTTTCCCCCACTTGGACGAAGCCACTGTCGATCTATTGGGGAAGCAATGCGCGGATGTCCTTTGGCGTCTGAAATTCAGAGTGAGCGAAGAGAATGACTAAGAAGTGTACCGACGAAGAGTTCATTGATGCGTGGCTGCGGCACAAGGGCCATGTGACAAGCATCGCCAATGAGCTTGGGATCGCTCACCGGGCCTGCTTCAGCCGCAGGCGCACTATTGAGGCCATGCGCGGAATTGTGCTGCCGTCTGGCTCCATACGCCCGAATGCGACCCGGACGCGCGAATACGTTGACAAGTACGGGGCGCGCATACGGCTCAACATCACCGACGGCATGGTCGTTATCTTTGGTGACGCCCACTATTGGCCCGGCGACAAGCCGATTGCCCATCAGGCGCTTATTCGCTTCATCAAGAAGTACAAGCCGATGACAATCATCTGCAATGGCGATGCCTTTGATGGCGCAAAGATCAGCCGCCACCCGCCCACGGGCTGGAGCCACATGCCGGATGTGCGCGATGAGATCGACTACTGCAAGCAGATGATTGGCGAAATCGAAGAGGCCGCACCGCCAAAGGCAAAGCTGGTCTGGTGCATGGGCAATCATGACACCCGGTTCTCTGCGCGGCTGGCCTCAACAGCACCCGAATATGTCGGCGTGCATGGGACGGACTTGCCTGATCACTTTCCTTCTTGGAACTTTGCATGGTCTGCTGAAATCAATGAAGACGTTATGGTGAAGCACCGGTTTAACAACGGGATTCACGCAACATGGAACAACACGCTCCGTGGCGGGCGCTCAGTGTTCACTAACCATCTACACCGCCTGTGCGTCACCCCCATCACAGACTGGAACGGCAGGCGCTACGGCGTGGATTGCGGCACCCTGAGCGACTTCGGCCCGGACCAGAACAAATTTATCTACGGCGAAGACAACCCCTTTAACTGGGCTTCCGGCTTCGCCTGTGCGACGTTCCTGCGCGGCAAGCTGCTCCCGCCTGAGCTTGTTATTGTTCAGGACGGAGTGGCGTATTTCCGGGGCCAGCCTGT